CGAGAGCGGAGTGCTGTCGAGAAGGAGAGGAACGAGCTAAAGTCTCAACTCACCTCAATTCATTCCGAACTGGAAGAGAAGGCGGCGGAGCTTGAGAAGTTGCAAACCCAATTCGATGGTCTTTCCAGCGATGACCCGGAAAAGTTTGAGTTAGTTAAGGAAATCAAGGCGGTCAAAGAGGAACGCCGACAACTTAAAGCTGATAGGACTGCATTGGAGGCGGATAAGACAAAGCATGGAGAGCGCATAAAGTTCGCTGATGATACTCTACGGGAAGTCGCTATCTTCGATATTTCCGCAGAGTATGAGGCGGGCAATGCTGAAAAGCTGAAGGACCTATGCGACATCTTTAGTGCTACTTCGGAAGAGCAAATCCGCCATGTAGCCGATACTCTGTGGCAGAAAAAGGGCACTGGCACTAAGCCTACTCTAAAGTTGGACTCTGGGGGAACTGGGGGTGCTTTGACTAACAAACAAATCATGGAGGACTTCATTAAAGACCCCTATAACCTGGTAAATAAACAAAGATACTTGGAAATGAGAGCTAAGCAAGGTTCACCTTAAAAGGAGGTTAAACAATGGCAATTACTACTGATACTGTCCTGGCGGATACTGTTCCTACAGTTTTATCGAGTGCCAAATTCACGGAGCAGTTTACTGCCGAAATGTCAAAGTTGGTGTGGAGAATACGGAAGCAGCTCCATGAGGGGAAGAACGTGAATATCCCCGTTTGGGGCACAGTTGTTGCAAGGGCACTGACTGAGGGCATAGATAATGTAGTCTCGGAGACGATGACCGACACTCTCGTTACGATAACTCTCGGTGAGAAGGGATGCAAGCTCATCCTGAGTGATAAGCTGGTGAGGGATAATAACGAGGATGTTAAGGCAGCGGCCGGGCGACTCCTGGGCAATGCAATGGAACTTCTGAGAGACCAGGATTTGCTGGCTCAGTTTAGTTCGGCTGCCACCACTCTTGGGGCTGGTGGCACAGCGACTTTGGGACAAATTGCTGCCGCTAGGGCTATCGTCAAGGGGAATCCTACGTCCAGTGGTGGGCCTGCGCCTGGAAGTCTGGTTGCTGTCCATCATCCTTACGTTACATTGGACATTATCGACATCCTGACTCCCCTCGTGCCCGTAGCTGGCACTACCAGCGTATCTATGGCTCCGATGGCGGAAGAGGTGGTTCGGCAATATGCTGTGGGCAGGATTTTCGGGATGCCCTGGATTGAGGATGGCAACATAGATACCACCACGATTGCTAACACCGCTAAGGGTGGTGTTTTGAATACGGGTGAGGGCAGTGCCATAATTCTGGCCACCGCTCTTGAGTGGGACTATGAGCCAGAGAGAGACGCTTCTCTGAGGGCGACTGAACTTAATGTTACGGGCGAGTATGGCGTAGGAATGTTCGAGGCGGATTGGGTCGTTACCTTGAACCATGACGCTACACTTCCAGCGTAACGGAGGTTGAACAATGGGTAGCCTAAATAAAGTTAACTACTCAAAAGGAGGTAATAGGTAAATGGCTTTTCCAGCAGTTCATTATGGGAGTTTCGGAGACGAAAAGGAAACAAGCGCGGCGGCAAAGATAGGCGGATACCCTCTGGGGTATAAGATGGTCTACCCAGATGGTAGGGAGTTTCTCCATGCCAGAATTGGGGGCACTGCGGCTATCGCTGGCCGACTCTACCAGTCAACCACAAGCGCTGTTTCGTTAGCGGATACGATGTATGCAAAGGCACTTGTTCCTGCTGCTGTCTATGCGGTGGGTGCTACTACTGTAGCCTTCACCACAGGGGGCACTACGGCTGTTGCTACTGACCGCTTCGCAGAAGGTTATCTCGTTACCGCTAGCAGCACCGGCACGGGTATTGGCTATATGTATAAGATTAAGTCCAATAACTCGGCCGCCTCCGGCAGCACTACTTGCACCATTACTCTCTACGAGACAGATGGGCTGAAAGTTGCGACCAATAGTGCCAGCACCAGGTTTGGCATTATCGAAAGCAAGTATTCCCTGGTTGAGGTAACTCTGGCCGGCACTGTTGGCCATCCGATTGTTGGCGTAGCCTGTAACTCGGCTGCTGCCAGCGCCTATGTCTGGCTTCAGACTAAGGGGGCAGCGCCAGTTTATAGTGGGACAGTGCTGCGGGATAGGGAACCGGTGGTCTGCTCTACGGCGACTGCGGGGGCTGTAACCCCAATCTCCGTTGCTGCGACTTCGGCGTTGCTTGCTACTAAGCAGAGCTTCGATGTCGTTGGCATTGGTCTTGCCTCCGCCGAGATTACTGGCTATGCGATGGTCGACCTGAAGCTTTCCTAAACCATTCTGCCCTCCTCCAGGTTGAAAGGGGGATGAGTTTATTAGACTCATCCCCCTGATACCAGGGGATAGATGGAGGTAAAAGTTGGAGCAACCAGTTCCAGCGCTGGACATACTTGTGCCCACTCATAACATGGTGGACATAACCAAGAAGTGCATGGAGGCCATCTACTTCAACACACAGTCTCCATTCCACCTGATTGTTGTAGATGACTCCACCGATAAACTGACGCCTGTTTACTTTCAGGAATTGCAAGAGAATGGCGTTGCCCCTTTAAGGAAAGTAACCAATCTCACTTTTATACATCGGGATACTCCTTTCAAGACAGGAAACGAGTTTTTCAATCTTGGTTTCCGCTATGCAAAGACAGACTATATTGCTACGGTAATGAACTCCGTGCGGGTAGAGCCGGATTGGGAGATAGAAGCTCTCAGGCTATTGGCAGGCAACCCCCAGTTTGGGATTGCCTGTTTGAAATGCTTGTTTGGTGGAGACAATAACAAGGTGGGTCATATCGAGAGTGCGGGCATAAAAATGGTTAAATACATACCCTCGGACATAGGTAGGGACCTGGCAGGGCATCGTTTGACGAGGATTTATGAAGTGGATGCCTGCCAGTGGGCTTTTGCCATTTTGCGCAAGAAGGCAGTGGTTGGTGTTCTTGATGACTTCTTATTTTACGGCTTCAGGGGATGGGATGACATAGATAACTCTTTCGTAGTCAAAAGTAAGGGGTGGAAGATTGCTTACTGTGGTTATGGAACTGGCTACCATGAACCTAGAGCGACCAGGGGAGATAATAGTGAGCAAGCCGGCAAAGAGAACCATGCAAATGGGGAGCAGTTTTATAGGAGATGGGGGCTTTGGGATGAGTATGTAAAAGACCATCCTGATAAGAAGGACTTACATGAAATGCCTAAAGAGGTGAAGGCTGTGCAGGAACTTATTGAGAGAACCGCCTTTCAGCAAATTAGAGAAGAGGTGCCAGTATGCCCATAGTGATTTCAGAAGAAAAAATGAGGGCTATCGATGCTGTTGGTTATGGGATTAGCGGGACTACCGGTGGCCTTTATCGGACAACCTATTATACGCCGGATGGCAGGATAATTAAGGCAATTCCCAACTTGAGAGAGAGGGTGAAGAAGGATAAAGAAGGGAAGGTCGTTTGGCAAGGTATAGTAGATGCTAATCTCGATAGGGGACTGCTTTTATCCCCACCCCAGGTGTTAAAGCCTTTCTGCCCTACCTGTGATAGGTGGCATGATACTCTCGAAGAAGTATCGAGATGTAAAAAGGTCGAAGGGGCTAAGATAGCTAAGTTTGAGAAGCAAGCTAAAGCTGACCTACACAAAGAGGCGCTGAATAAAGACTTGAAAATCGAGGCATTGGAGAAGAAGGTCGCAGAACTGGCCGCTCTTGTAAAGAAAATGGTGGAGGTGCCCCTTCATGGGTGAGTTTTTTAATCGGCATTTGATGAACACCAATATCCCCCTCAACCTGTTTAATAGAGGGGGTAGCAAGGAAAATCTGGAAGCCCTGCGGAAGCAGTTTAATAAGGAGCGAGATGGGCAGACTTTACGTAGCGAGGCGGAAAAGCAGGAGGGGATTGCTAGTTCCCCGTTTGGGGACAAAGAAGATACCCAACCTCCTGTTCCCCCTAGACGGGGTAGACCGAGGGGAACTGGACGAGCTAGTAAGGGCAATACTCGCTAAGCAAGGTGTAACGAATGAGGCCGAGATTCAGGCGGTTATCGAAAAGGCAGAGCAGGATTCGGAAGTTAGAATTAAAGTGGCGGAGGCCAAAGCCGAGGTGAGACGTTTAATGCGCATCCGGGCAAAGGGCGGGAAGCTCATGTCGGTTGGATTTAGAAAATGGAGGCAAGCGTTTTATCCAGCAGTTAGACATCTCAAGGAAGGTTGAAAAATAGGATTAAAAACGGGGCTTGCATCCCCAAAGGAGTAAAAAATGCCAGAGTCAATTTCAGCAGCTACTAATCAAGTCAAACTTCAAGGTCGTAAAGCGTATGGTTGGGACGGCACAAACTGGCAACCAGTCGCTGCAGACACTACTGGTAATCTCAAAACTAGCAATGTCGAGACCATCCAAACCGAACTGGTTGCAGCGCAAAGTGTTGCTGCCAGCACCTTTTTCCTTTCCAGCGTCCTTTCCGTGGTTGGTATAAAGAGGGCAACCTTCTTTATTGACCACGGGCGGGCAAGCACTGCCGCTTTCGGCACTAATGGGACGGAATACCGAATAGAGGCATCACAGCAGGCATCTAATAACGACACCTGGATTCCACTAGCATCGATTCTTTGTTCCTCTACGGCGTGTCTGGCTGTAACTGCTAGTGCCGATGTTGCTGCTGCGGGGACTACTGTTACTGTTACCTCGGGGACATCTATTCCAGCCAGGGGCGATAGGGTTTTCTGGGCTAACACTGTCTCGGCAGCATCGTCAGAGTGGATGGAGGTTAGGTCTGTTTCGGGAACTGTCAGCTTTGTAATCGTTGATGGTTTAACAAGAGGACAGGATTCAGATACCTCAATCTATACGCAGGCGCAAAGATTCGCCTTGACCCTCAATCTTGAGCCTGTTACCAGGGTCAGGGCGGTGGTCAACAATAATGCTTCAGGCACTACGCTGGCTGTTTATTCCAGGGTAGCCTGCATTACGGAGAAGTAGAAATGGCGATAAAAGTGAAGATTACAGGGACGCCCGGAGTAGAAATAAGTGGCAACTCGGCACTCCTCTCTATCCCGATAACGGCTTATGATTACAGTCTGGGAAACGAGGAGTGGAAGAGAGGTGAGACGACCTTGCTGGTAACTGTGGCACAAGGCGCCTCCATAGACGTAATAAAGACGGCGATTAAAACTAAGGTAGACGAATGGAAGTTGTCTTTGGGTCTGTTACAGTCTACCGAAATAAAGCTGCAAGGACTGGTTGGATT